AGTGGATTTCAAGCCAAGCTTATTGTTGAATTAAAATATATATTCCCTGGATGTATAGTGCTTAAGAATGATGCAAACTATATTCAAGGATTTCCAGACTTACTAATTTTATATAAAAAACATTGGGCAGCATTAGAATGCAAAAGAAGTTTCGATTCTTCTCATCAACCAAATCAAGAATATTATGTAGATCTAATGGATGGAATGTCTTTCGCGGCATTTATATATCCAGAAAATAAGGAGGAAATATTAGATGGACTTTCATCAGCATTTAGACTTAGAAGGTAAACATGCCTTCCTCGGAGCAAGTAAATATCATTGGATTCATTATGATGAGGATAAATTAGATGTAGCTTATGTTAGATTCTTGGCCACACAAAAAGGTACAAGAATACATGAGTTAGCAGCAGAATTAATTAAATTAGCTCAAAAACTTCCTAAGACAAAACAGACTTTAAATTTATATGTAAATGATGCTATAGGCTTTAAGATGCGTACTGAACAACCTCTTTATTATTCAGATAATTGTTTCGGTACTGCAGATGCAATCTTATTTCGAGAAAACAAACTTAGAATACACGATCTTAAAACTGGAATTGTTCCAGCTCATATGCAACAACTAGAAGTATATACAGCATTGTTTTGTTTAGAATATCATTTAAATCCAAGTGATATTAATACTGAATTGCGTTTATATCAAAATGATGAGATTGTTATAAATGAGCCAGATCCAGAGTATATTAGAACTATTATGGATAAGATCATAATGTTTGATAAACATATAGATATACTAAAAATAGGGGGATAGATCTATGGATGAAGAATTATATCATATTGGAACGCCCAAGAAATCAGGAAGATATCCATGGGGGTCAGGTAAGAATCCAAGTCAAAGAAATAGAAACTTTTTAAATTTTGTTAAAGATTTAGAAGATAAAGGTTTATCACAAGTCGAAGTGGCTAGAGGTTGTGGAATGACCACTACTGAGCTTAGAAAACGAAGATCATTAGCTGCTATGGAAATAAAAAAAGAGAATTTTGCTTTAGCTACTACTTTAAAAGAAAAAGGACTTAGTGGTAATGCAATTGCAGAACAACTTGGATTGCCAAACGAATCGTCGGTTAGGTCATTACTTAATCAAGATATACAAGATAGAAGTCAAAAAACAACTACCATTGCTAACATGTTAAAAGATGCTGTTGGTGAAAATAATCTGATTGATGTTGGAATTGGACAGGAAAGATTCTTAGGGGTTAGTCGAACTAAAATGATGACTTCTATTGAAAAAATAAAAGATGAAGGTTACACTATGGATCCAATTTTCGTAGATCAACCAGGAACAGGTAGTGGTAAAAAAACCACAATATTAGTATTAAATAAACTTTCTGAACAATTTCCAGATGTTAAAGACCGTAAAACTGAGATTTATAGAAGACAAGCTGAAATTAAAATGGTAATAGATCATCATTCTGAGGATAATGGCAAAACTGGTTATGGAATAGAATTTCCAACAAGTGTGGATTCAAAGAGAATTGCAATTAAATATAAAGAAGATGGTGGTTCAGATAAAGATGGAGTTATTGAACTTAGAAGAGGTGTAGAAGAACTCTCTCTTGGAAATACTAACTATGCCCAAGTTCGTATTATGGTTGATGGAACCCATTATTTAAAAGGAATGGCTATGTATTCTGATACTCTCCCAAAAGGAACCGATATATTGTTTAATACAAACAAGGGTAAAGAAACTCCTAAACTGGACGTATTAAAGAAGCTTAAAACTGTTAGTGAAACAGATAAAACTATTGATCCAGATAATCCATTTGGTGCAAGAATTAAAGACTTCACTGGGCAAAGACATTATATAGATGATAAAGGTAAAGATAGACTATCACCTATTAATAAAGTAAATGATGAAGGTGATTGGCAAGAATGGTCTAAAAATTTATCATCTCAATTTCTATCAAAGCAACCACTTGCATTAGCCAGACAGCAATTAGGTTTAGCCTTTGATGCTAAAAAAGAAGAGTTCGATACAATTATGTCTCTAACAAATCCTACTATTAAAAAGAAATTATTAGAAGAATTTGCTGATGGATGTGACTCAGATTCTGTGCATTTAAAAGGTGCAGCAATGCCTAGACAAGCAGCTCAAGTTCTTTTACCAGTTACCACTATGAAAGATAATGAAGTGTATGCACCTAATTTTAATCATGGAGAATCAGTAGTATTGGTTAGATATCCACATGGTGGAACATTTGAAATTCCAGTATTAACTGTTAATAATAACCAACGAGATGCAAAAAAACTTCTTGGTCAATCTAAAGATGCAGTTGGAGTTAGTCCTAAAGTTGCCGAAAGATTATCAGGTGCAGATTTTGATGGTGATAACGTAGTGGTTATACCTAATAAGAATGGAAATACAATTCATTCTACACCAGCTCTTACAGGCTTAGTTGGGTTTGACGCTAAAGCTTTATACAAAGCATATGAGGGAATGCCTAAAATGACATCTCATACTAAAGGTATGGAAATGGGAAAGGCCTCTAATTTAATTACTGACATGACAATTGCAGGTGCACCACCAGATGAAATAGCCAGAGCAGTTAAACATTCAATGGTTGTAATTGATGCTGAAAAACATAATCTTAATTATAAATTATCCTATGAACAGAATGGTATAGCCGCTCTTAAGAAACAATATCAAACTGCAACAGGTGGAGCACAAACCCTTCTTTCTAGAGCTTCTTCTGATCTTAGAGTAGATGTAAGAAAAGAGAAATCAGTATATAAGTCTGAAAAGAACATGACACCTTCTGAAGTAATAGATTTTAGAGCAGGAAAAAAGATACTTAATATGACTCCACAAGAATTAATAGATCATAACAATGGAAAGAAAGTCTACGAATATTCTGGTGATGTTTATTATAAACCATTAACCGTTAAAAAAGAGAAGGCTGTATCTGATATGACTCCTGCTGAATTAGAAAAGTATAATAAGGGAAAGAAGATATACATTCCTGGCAGTTCAACTAAAGTAGAGAAAGCAGTATCTGATATGACCCCTGCTGAATTAGAGAAACATAAAGCAGGTAAGAAGATCTATCTCTATTCAGATACCCCTACTAAAAAGACAATCGTCTCTAGTAAGATGGCAGAAGAAGCGGATGCATTTAACTTATCATCTGGAACTATTATGGAAACAGTATATGCTACTCATGCTAATAAATTAAAAGCTCTTGCTAATGAGGCAAGAAAAGAATATCTAGTAACCCCATCATTAGTATACTCTCAATCGGCTAAACTAGTGTATGATAAGGAAGTTAAAAGTCTTAATGCTAAACTTAATGTGGCCCTTATGAATGCTCCACTAGAAAGGCAGGCCATACTACTAGCCACTGCTAAGGTTAAAGCTAAGAAGGCTGACAATCCAGCAATGGATAAGGCAGAACTTAAAAAAATTAATGGCCAAGCCCTTATGCAAGCAAGACTTCTTGTTGGTTCTAAGAAAGAACCCATCGTTATTGAACCCAAAGAGTGGGAGGCCATACAAGCAGGTGCCATTAGTGACAGTGCACTTCAAAGAATACTTAATAATACAAAACCTGAAGTTGTTAAACAGTTGGCTATGCCTAGACCCAATACTGTTTCAGGTCTAACTCCTGCTAAAGAAGCACGTGTTAGATCAATGTTGGCAGCAGGCACTACACAAAGAGATATAGCAACTGCATTAGGTATAAGCCTATCAGAAGTTAATGCTATAAACAATTAAACAAGGATGATTTAATCGATGCTAACAACTATTGATTGAGTTATATAAGTCATTAGATAAGACTTATATAACTAGAAAGATACTAATACATCAACCGTTATATAACACTATGAAAGGAGAGAACTAATAATGGATGAACCAATGATCAATCAATCAATGCTAACAACTATTGACAATCCATACAACCCATTCACTCAGTTTGAATCTTGGAATCAGTATGATGAGAGTCAAGGATACTTCACCTTATCCTACTTGGCTAGAATAACTAAGACTGCTAATGAATTAAGTCCAGCAGATAATGATCAGGCAATAGAAGATGCAATGGATGAGATTGTTTCATTAAATATATTGGGAATTTACAAAAAGATTTCGCAATAAGTTTAAAAATAATTTTAAAAATAATTATAAGACCATAGGGGAGGGGTCCGCACCCAAGTCCCCCCCTATTAAATCGCCGCTCTCCCTCATTTTTCCCCGAGGGTGATATTTTCAGACACTTTCTATAATGCTGGGATGGATACCTCCTCCTCGGGGTATTGGTAACAGCTGTTCTCCTTTCAAGAGCATTATAGATTTAACGAAACTCATCCCAACATTATAAAAAGTGCCTGAAAGTACACCTAAACTAATGCAAACTATTATAATTCATGACAAAAGTATTGACATTCTTGCTATGACTTGGAGGTGATGTATAATGGCCAATACAAATAAAAAACAACAACCAGCTAGAACTCCTCAAGGAAGAGAAAACCAGTTAGTAGCACTAGCAACTGAACTTGCAGAGAAACAAATGCGTGATGGGTCGGCATCATCTCAAGTGATAACACATTATTTAAAACTTGGCTCTATGAAAGACCAGATTGAGAAAGATATTTTAGTTGAAAAGAAAAAATTAATAACTGCACAAACTGCTGCTATTCAATCAGGGAAAAACGTTGAGGAACTTTATAAGAATGCCATTAGTGCTATGCGAAAATATTCTGGATCGGGTGACTCTTATGAAGAAGAATAGAAATTATTTAGATTTAATTGAACTCCCAACCTTTGGAGAAAGATTTGAGTATTTAAAATTAAATGGTGTAGTTGGAAAAGATACTTTTGGTTTTACAAGATGGGTTAATCAAGTTCTTTATACTTCTGTTGAATGGCGGTCTTTTAGAAGAACTATTATTCTTAGAGATAATGGAATGGATTTAGGTTGTGAAGGATTCGAAATTTATGGGTCAATTTTATGTCATCACTTAACGGCTATTACATATGACGATGTTGTGAATAAAAGATCAATAGTCTTCGATCCAAATAATTTAATATCTACAACTTTAAAAACTCACAATGCTATACACTATGGTGACATTAAAAGTTTAAGTCTTGGTCCAATAGAAAGAGTTAAGAATGACACTTGTCCTTGGAGGTGATAACTATTAATAATCAAGAAGAAGACTATCTAGCGCATGTTGGAGTTTTAGGGATGCATTGGAATCATCATAAAAGTAAAAACACCATAAAAACTGAAACCTCTAATATTGATAAATGGGGAACAGATAAAGACCATAATATTCTTTATGTAACTGGACTTAGTGGGTCTGGTAAATCGACCTTAGCTAAAAAATTAAAAGATAAGAACACTAATATTATTCATCTAGATCCGTACTTTGAGAAAATGGATAAAAATGTTTCAGATAATATACAAGATAAAGAGTTTAATAGTTTCTTAAGTAAAAATTTTCCAGACTATAAAAGTATAGCTAATCCTAAAGATGGAGAAAGACATTCTAAACAATGGTGGGATAAAGTTGATAATTTAATGAATCAAACTGAAAAATTTGCAGCTAATCAATACCCAAAGAAAAAAGTTGTAATAGAGGGTGTGCAATTAAGTGACAATACAACCTATCCAAACAAAGACTTCTTCAAGGATAAACCATTAGCCATAACCAAAACAAATGCTGCAAAATCTTATTTAAGGGCAGCCAGAAGAGATGGTAAAAGCTTGACTACTATGACTAAAGAAGCTAAATTATTTATGCAATGGTATGGTAATATGAATAATAGTATATCAAAACTATCCAAAACAGCAGACACCAAAAAAGGTAAGGATTGGGTGAATAAATATTTAGCTAGTAAATAAAATTAAAAAGGGGGAATCCTTATGGGCAGTATACTAACCTCAATAAAAAAATTATTAGGGATAGGCGACGAAGATGTCAATTTTGATCCTGACATAATTATGCACATTAATTCAGTATTCTTTATTCTTAAACAATTGGGAGTTAATTCAGACATACCCTTTTCAATTGAGGACAAGCTCCCAACTTGGGAAGAATATACTCTGGATAATTTAGATCTTAATGCTATAAAGTCTTATATGTATTTAAAAGTTAAATTATTATTTGATCCGCCATTGAGTAATGCCTTAGTTCAAATAATTAAAGATCAAATAGCAGAACTCGAATTTCGAATAATGATAACTGTCGACCCAAAACCTATAGTACAGGAGGTAATAGATTATGGAGAATGTTAATACTTTAGAACACACGGGAGTTATGGGAATGCATTGGGGCCATAAAAAATCTTCAGGTTGGTCTGCAAAAGATAATACTGTAGCCAAACAACACGTAACAAAATCTGGAGGAAAAATAGCAAAGCCTTATGTTAAACCGGCTACAACAAAAATCACTTCTACTGGTCCAAGACTAACTGATGCTCAACTTAAAAGTAGAATCAATAGATTAGAAATGGAAAAGAAGTATGCTACTCTTACAAAAAAAGAAATGTCCCCTGGTATGAAATTTGTTAAGGATATGCTTCTTAATACTGCTAAAACTGCAGTAACAACCTATAGTACAAAATACATTAACAAAACATTAGAGGGACTTTTAAAGGCTAAAATTCCAACTGATACACCTACTCCTACTCCTACACCTCCGCCTGCACAACACTCTAATACTTCTACCTCTAGCCAACACTCTAATACTCGTTCTAATAATACTAGGAATAATGCACGTACTCGTACAACTAATTATACATCCTATCATGCTCCTTCTGCAACAACTCGTAATTGGATGGCTTCTAGATTAGCACTTCCAGTTCCTAGTAGTACATCGTCTAATAGAGTATTACTTCCATGGCAATAAAATATGTCATTAGACAATAAAGCAACTCCTAAATATTATGGAAAATTTAAAGCAGCAGTAATGAGGGGTGACATTCCAGTTTGTAAAGAGATATCTATGGAAATGAATCGAATAGATGATCTAATAGCAAATCCTGGAGTATATTATGATGATAATGCAGTAGAAGGATTCATAGGTTATTGTGAGGAAGAACTAACTTTAACAGATGGTTCAGATTTACATTTACTTGACAGTTTTAAAGTATGGGCTGAACAAATATTTTGTTGGTTCTATTTTGTTGAGAAAAGTATTTATGTGCCAGATAAAGATAATCATAGTGGGCGTTATGTTCGTAAGAATATTAAGAAACGATTAATTAATAAGCAATATTTAATAGTAGCAAGAGGTGCTGCTAAGTCTATGTATGCTTCGTGTATACAAAGTTACTTTTTAAATGTCGACACCTCTACTACTAATCAGATAACTACTGCCCCTACAATGAAACAGTCGGATGAAGTAATGTCTCCAATAAGAACGTCTATAATAAGGGCAAAAGGTCCATTATTTAAATTCTTAACAGAAGGGTCATTACAAAATACAACAGGATCTAGGGCCAATCGACAGAAACTTGTATCTACTAAGAAGGGTATTGAAAATTTCTTAACTGGTTCGTTGCTTGAAATACGTCCAATGTCTATTGCTAAACTTCAAGGACTAAGACCATATGTTTCAACTGTAGATGAGTGGTTATCTTGTGATATAAGAGAAGATGTTATTGGTTCAATAGAGCAAGGTGCATCTAAATTAGATAATTATTTAATTATAGCAATGAGTTCAGAAGGAACAGTTCGTAATGGCAGTGGAGATACAATAAAGATGGAGTTAATGGATATACTAAGAGGTGATTATGTTAATGAGCATGTATCTATATGGTATTATAAACTCGACGACATACAAGAAGTTAATGATCCATCAATGTGGTTAAAAGCAAATCCTAATCTTGATAAGACTGTATCTTATGAAACCTATCAACTTGATGTTGAGAGAGCCGAAAATGCTCCAGCATCAAAGAACGATATTTTAGCCAAACGTTTTGGCATACCACAGGAAGGTTACACTTATTTCTTTACTTATGAAGAAACACAAACTCATCGTAAAAGAGATTTCTGGAATATGCCTTGTTCTATGGGTGCTGATTTATCACAAGGAGATGACTTCTGCGCTTTTACATTCTTATTTCCATTACCACGTGGTCAGTTTGGTATTAAAACAAAAAGTTATATAACTGGTTTAACCTTAAGAAAACTTCCTGGTGCTATGAGAAACAAATATCAGGAATTTATTGATGAAGGTAGTTTAATAATCATGGATGAAGGATCTGTTCTTGATATGATGGAAGTCTATGAAGATTTAGATCAATATATTCTAAACTCTTGTTATGATATTCGAACATTTGGTTTCGATCCTTATAATGCTAAGGAATTTGTAGCTAGATGGGAACAAGAAAATGGTCCATTTGGAATTGAGAAAGTTATTCAAGGAGCTAGAACAGAATCAGTGCCCCTTGGCGAATTGAAAATTTTATCAGAAGAGAGAATGCTCTTATTTGATCAAGCACTAATGTCATTTGCTATGGGTAATTGTATAACTCTTGAAGATACAAATGGTAATAGAAAATTATTAAAAAAACGTTATGATGAAAAGATAGATAACGTTGCCGCTTTACTAGATGCTTATGTAGCTTATAAAGCAAATAAAGATGCTTTTGAATAAGGAGGTGAGATATTTTAATGATATTTAGTCAAAAAAGGAGGGGTGTAGATAAATGAGATTTAATGATAGACTACAACATGCTTGGAATGCATTCACTAATAAAGATCCAACAGGTATGGATTGGATGGGTAATACTCGAGGTTATGGTCCAGGATATTATACACGACCTGATAAAAATAGACTATCTGGTAGTACCAATCAATCAATAGTTTCATCCTTATATAATAGAATAGCCATTGATGTTGCTTCTGTTAAAATATCACATGTTAGACTTGATGATAATAAGAGATATTTAGAAGATATGGATTCATTACTGAATGAGGCATTAACAGTAGAGGCTAATATTGACCAAACTGGACGCGGTTTAATACAAGACTTAGCAATGTCAATGTTTGAAGAAGGATGTATTGCAGTAGTGCCAATCGATACAACTATGGACCCCAAATTAACTAACTCCTATGACATTGAGACTTTAAGAGTGGGAAGAATAGTTGAGTGGTATCCAGAACATGTAAAAGTTGAAGTTTATAATCAGCGAACTGGTTTAAAAGAACAAATTACAGTAAGTAAAAGTTTAACAGCTATTATAGAGAATCCTTTATATGCTGTAATGAATGAACCAAATTCTACATTAAAACGTTTGATTAGAAAACTCAATATTTTAGATTCAATTGACGAACAAAGTGGTGCTGGTAAATTGGATATAATTATTCAACTACCTTATGTTATAAAAACTGAAGCACGTCGACAACAAGCCGATATTCGAAAGAAAGATCTAGAAATGCAATTAAGCGGATCAAAATATGGTGTTGCATATACTGATGGAACTGAAAAGATCACTCAGTTAAACCGACCAGCCGAGAATAATTTGATGGCTCAGATTACGTATCTAACGAGTATGTTGTATAACCAGTTAGGTCTAACCGAGAGTGTCTTTAATGGAACGGCTGACGAAAAAACAATGCTTAACTATTTTAATAGAACAATTGGTCCAATATTGAATGCTATAACAGATGAATTTAAACGTAAATTCTTAACTAAAACTGCTCGAACTCAGAAACAAACAATTACTTATTTCAGAGACCCATTCCAACTTGTGCCTGTTACTGAGTTAGCCAATATAGCAGATAAATTTACGCGTAATGAAGTCTTATCATCTAATGAGTTCAGAGGTATTATTGGTTTTAAGCCTTCAAAAGATCCTAAAGCTGATGAATTACGTAATAAGAACTTGAATAGTGCCAATGCTCAAACACCTAATGATCCTAATACACCTATCGACTCAACTACTGATCCAACCATTGACCAAAATGCACCAACACAAACAGATGTTTCTACTCAACTTGATGCCCAAGGAGTTATAATGAACAATTTACTTAAAAGTCTAGAATCTGAGGTGGATAAGATTTTAGGTGGTAGTGAAAATGGATAATATAATTGGAATTGATAGAGTAGAAGCATTTATACGACATTTTGTTGAACAACCTTATGATCCTGTAAAGGCTCATGAATACTATCTAAAGAATAGAGAACTTAAAGGTCGTTCAACAAGTGGAATGAGTGATGCTCAGAAAGAACAATGGACTTATTCTAAAGATCAAATATCTTCAGATAAGAAACAAAAGGTTGCAGCGGATAAACTTGCAAATGATCAAAAAATTGAAGCATTTCAAAAAACTGCTGATGAGACTCGTAAGAGAATTTCCGAAAAACTTAAAGCATATGAGGAAAAACTTACAAAGGAAGCAGATGCTGAACGAATTAGTATAGCTACTAAACTTAAATCTGATATTGCTAATGTTGCACCAATACCTAAAGGAGTTAGTGGTGATCAAAGGGCCATTCTTGTCGAAAGCAGAAACAAAAAAATAGATGATATACGTAATGCTGCTGGTTTAAATAGAAATGATTTAGCATCTAATACTAAATCATCACGACAAGATATAAGTGCTACTGTGTCAGGCGAAAGAGAGAAAACTGCAACTGATTTAAAAGCTACAATCACCAAAACAAGAGATGCTTATGCAAAAGCAAAAGTTGAACTTGATGCTAATTATGAAACTACATATCAGAAAGCGTATAATAAAGTAATTACAACTATTGCTGGAAAGCCTAAGACAAAAGGCAAGGGTTCTAAAGCAAAAGATGCAAATGACTTTAAACCTAAAGATAGTAATACTATCTTTTATACAAAAGCTGAGATGGCAGCCAAGAATCATAAATAATTAGATTAATAATATTAATATGAAGGAGGAAATTAAAATGCCTAAATTTGACTTTAGTGGATATGCCACTAAGAATGACATTAAATGTTCTGACGGAAGAACTATCCGTAAAGATGCATTTAAAGAAAATAATGGAGTTACAGTACCTTTAGTTTGGCAGCACATACACGATAATCCTGCCAATGTACTAGGCCATGCTCTTCTTGAAAATAGAGAAGATGGTGTATATTGTTATTGTTCGTTTAATGATACTGCAGCTGGTAAAGAATCCAAAACCCTTGTTGAACATGGGGATGTTAAATCGTTATCCATATATGCTAATAAATTAGAACAAAAAGGTTTTGATGTTATGCATGGAATGATTAGAGAAGTTAGTCTTGTATTAGCAGGAGCAAATGAGGGTGCATATATAGACAATCTTAGTATTCAACATGGAGATTCCTATGAGACGGTGGATGATGAGGCTATAGTTTATATGGATGAACCAATTAGTTCAGAGGAAATAGAACATGCAGCTACAAAAGTTGTTGAGAAGCCTACTGAACCAGTTAAGCCAGTTGAAGATAAAAAGCCTGCTGAACCAGTTAAGTCAGTTGAAGATAAAAAGCCTGCAGCTGAGAAAACATTGCAAGATGTATTTAATACACTAAATACAGAACAGCAAAATATGGTATATGCTATGCTTGCTGATGCTTTGGGAGAAAATGATACTCCTACTCCAGAACCTACTGTAGATCCTAAAAAAGATACAACAAAACCTAATGGCAATGACAAAGTTGTTGCACATTCAATTGAAGAAGGGGGAAAAGATATGAAAACAAACGCATTTGACAAAAAAGAAGATAACAAAGAGGTGGCTTTAAGTCATTCCCAGGTAACTGAGATTTTCACTGATGCTAAAAAGGGTGGTAGTTTGAAAGAATCCTTCCTTGCTCATGTACAAACTTATGGTATAGAGAATATTGATTTCTTATTCCCAGATGCAAGACTTGTTAATGGGACACCTGAAATAATAAAGAGAGATGATGTCTGGGTAGAAGCAGTTTTATCAGCAGCAAATCATTCACCTTTTAGTAGAATCAAATCTACAGCAGTAGATCTTACAGCTGATGAAGCTAGAGCTAAAGGTTACCTTAAAGGCGGTTTAAAGAAAGATGAAGTTATTAAACTTCTTAAGAGAGTAACAACTCCTCAAACCATCTACAAGAAACAGAAACTTGATAGAGATGATATAGTTGATATAACAGATTTAGACATAGTAGTATGGCTTAAAGCTGAGATGAGAACTATGTTAAATGAAGAAATAGCAAGAGCAATTCTAGTTGGCGATCAACGTAGTGAAGCTGACCCAGATAAAATCAATACTGATAATGTAAGACCTATATATCTTGATGATGTTCTATATGCACCTCATGTTGATGTATCAGCTGATCCCGAAACAATGATTGATGAGATATTAAGAGCTAAAGGACAATATAAGGGTTCAGGTAATCCTACTTTCTATGCTACTCAAGCTAACATTATAGAGATGCTGCTTGTAAGAGATACAACTGGTAGAAAGATATATTCAAATATATCCGAACTTTGTCTTTCTCTTGGTGTATCTAGTATCATGGAAGTTCCAGTTATGGAAGGCGTTTCTCGTATGGGAACAGAAGCAACACCTCTTCAACATGACCTTATTGGAATAATTGTTAATCTTAAAGATTATACAATAGGTGCTGATAAAGGCGGAGCAATTAATATGTTCGATGATTTCGACATCGACTACAATCAACAGAAATACTTAATTGAAACTAGATGCTCTGGTGCTTTAACTAAACCTTACTCTGCTATAGTTATAGAAAAGAAACACGTTTAGAAATAAATAAAGGAGGTATATCTTTTGGCTAAAAATAAAGTGTATACTAAAAAGTGTGATGATTGTCGACAAAAACAGACAATAAATTGCCCTAATAGTTCCAAATGTTATAGTCTAAAAGATAAACCATACTTCTATAAGGAGGAATAATTCAAAATGGCAAAGTATTATGGACCAGTCGGCTATGGGATATCTACAGAAACTGCTCCTGGTGTATGGGAAGATGTAATAACTGAAAAAACCTATTATGGAGAGCTTCTTCGCAATAGTAGAAAGTTAGTTATTGCCTCCGGCACATTGAATGACAATGTAAATATGACCAATGAAATAAGTATTGTAGCCGACCCATTTGCCAATCAGAATTTTCAGTCTATTAGATATATAGAATATCTGGGTACTAAATGGAAAGTTCTAAACGTTGAAGTTCAGTATCCAAGATTAATATTAGGGATGGGGGGAGTATATAATGGGTAGTAGACTTAAACTCCATTCAATATTAGTTGCTCTTTTGGGGTCTGGTAATGTTTACTATCAGCCTCCTTCTACAATTACAATGAAATATCCAGCAATAGTTTATTCACGAGATAAAATTCAAACCAAATATGCTAATGATGTGGTATATGGACTTAAAACATCATATGAAATAATTGTGATTGATGCTAATCCAGATAGTATAATAATTGAAAAAGTTGCATTATTACCGTCTTGTGCTTTTAATAGAAATTATACTTCTGATAATCTTAATCATGATGCGTTTACATTATACTTTTAAAAATAAGGAGGAATTTTAAATGTCAAAATTAGTTTGGGATCAATTAGGCGAAAAAACATATGAAACTGGCGTAAAGCAAGGAGTCCTGTATCCAGTTCAAACCGGAGGTTCATATTCTCTAGGTGTAGCATGGAACGGTTTAACGGCTGTTACTGAAAGTCCTTCTGGAGCAGAAGCATCACCTATTTATGCAGATGATATTAAATACTTAAGTCTTATGTCTGCTGAGGAATTTGGAGCAACTATTGAAGCATACACTTATCCTGATGAATTTTCAGTTTGTGATGGGTCAGGATCAATAGCAACAGGTGTATCAATAGGTCAACAGACTCGTAAGTCATTCGGTCTTTGCTATAGAACAGCTTTTGGTAATGATATTGACGGAACAGATTATGGTTATAAACTTCATTTGATATATGGAGCAATGGCTTCACCATCAGAAAAAGGTTATAAAACCATTAATGATTCACCTGAAGCTATAACCTTTTCTTGGGCAGTAACAACTACTCCTGTAGCTTTAGATGGTTTTAAACCTACTGCTACTTTGATAATTGACTCCACTAAAGTGGTAGAGGCCAATTTAGCAGCACTTGAATTAATCCTTTATGGAACTGTTGGGGTTAATGCTCGTCTTCCATTACCTGACGAAATTGCTACTATATTTGCTGGTGAAGCACCTTCAGCTTTAGTTCTGTCAACTAGTCTTCCTGCTGATGCAGCTACTGCAGTTGTTGTTTCCTCAAGTCAAGTTCTTACTTTTAATAATAAGATACTTGAAGATTCGGTTATCGTTACAACAGCAGCTGGAGTTATTATTCCTGGAAATAAGTCATATGATGCTACAGGAAAGATACTCACATTTAAATCAACTGTAAACTTAACAGCAGCTACACCTTATCTAATTGCTGTTGTTGGAGTTGTTGATATTTACAATCAATCACTTGCTCCAGTAATTAGGAAATTTACAACTGCTTAATTAATTAATCAAAATGGTGGCCTATCCTGCATTGTCAGGAGGCCTTTCTATTTATTAGAAAGAGGAGGTTTTTAAGTGAAACAATTAACAGATTCAGAAATTTTAAAAATTAATAATATAAACACCCATACCAAACAAATGGGTTTTGGTAACATCATTAAAGATTTACTTAATGATGGAACTCCAATTGGAAGTCCTGTAAATGCAGTTAATGCTACAAAAACTTTAACTATAGATACTCAGCCAACAATTGGAAACACCATGACTATTGGAACAAAGGTATATACCTTTGTAGCTTCAGGATCAGCAACTACTGCAGGTAAAATCTCTATTGGTACTGATTTGCCAACTGCGAAATTAGCCATTGTTGCTGCTATAAATGGTACAGACGGAGTAAATGCTCCTCATCCATTAGTAAGCGCTAGTGCATTTGTAGCAAATGTATGTACTATTACAGCATTAGTAGCAGGAGTAGCTGGCAATAGCATAGGTACAACAAAAGTATTTACTGCTGGAACCAATACCTTTGCATCAGCAACTTTAACTGGCGGAATAGATGGTACTATTGGCGCTGTTGGTTCTGCGCTTATAGATAATACATATCTATATAAATGTATTGCTAACAATACTACATCTGGTAAAAACTGGCGTCGTATTGCACTTGGAACAGCATTCTAAATAACATACTTTCAAATGGATCTAATCTGTGTTAGCAGAAGATCCTTGTAATCATACTATATATGGTGTATGTTTGATTATAAATTTGATGGACTCTTTTAGTAGAGTCCTTCTACACAGAATTTTATGTTGTTTTATAGAAAGGATTTTGAAATGGAAGAAAAAACTTTTAGAACTAAAGCTATTAACGCTATAGTTAAACATTTTAATAAACAAGTTGAAAAGACCGATAATATAACAATCAATGCAAAAGATGTTTATGTTGTTTGGGAATGCAAGACATTACAGAATAACAAAGCCCTACTTAGTACAACGGTTCCTGATGGAATGTACTATGAATTTACTTGGAATGGTGACAAAAACGAAGGATATCTAGATAGTTATAAAAAATGGAGTAATGAAGTTATAAAATAGAAAAATTTCTCTTGAAAGGAGATATTAATTATGTTAAAAAAAACAATGACTTATACAGATTACAATGGCACAGAAAGAACTGAGGATTTTTATTTCAATCTATCAAAGTCTGAAGTAATGGAAATGGAGATGTCTACAACTGGAGGACTTAGTACAATGTTGACCAATATTGTTGCAACTCAAGATGCTCCAACTATTGTAAAAATATTTAAAGAACTTGTACTTAAGTCTTATGGTGAAAAGTCGCCAGATGGTAAAAGATTCATAAAAAGTGATGCATTAGCAACTGGCTTTTCTCAAACAGAAGCTTATTCAGATCTATTTATGGCATTAGCTACAGATGCTACATTAGCAGCAGAATTTGTTAATGCTATTGTTCCACAAGCACCAAAACAACAAATGACAATCCCAAACTAATAACTAAATAAAGGAGAGATGACAATGCTTCAAATTATTATACCTGCCCTTGAAAAGTATGATGAAATTAAGGAAGAATTTATTGCTACAAAAGAGCAGTCATTAACCTTGGAGCATTCGCTTGTCTCTATTTCCAAATGGGAATCAAAATGGTGTAAACCTTTCCTAGGAAAGAATGAACGAACTGTTGAAGAAACAATCGATTACATAAGATGTATGACCATAACACAGAATGTCCCAAAAGATGTTTATAATAATATTACTACGGATAATATTAATAGTATTGGTAAATACATAGACTCACCCATGACTGCAACTTGGTTTAGAAAAGAACGAGGATTAACATCAAATGAGATAATTACATCTGAGATAATTTATAATTGGATGATTATATATACTATTCCTTTTGAGTGTCAAAAATGGCATTTAAATAGGCTTTTAACATTAATTAGGGTATGCGATAAAAAGAATGCCCCAAATAAAAAAATGTCAAACTCTGAGATAATGGCTAATAATACTAAACTAAATAATGAAAGAAGAGAAAGATATAATTCTAAAGGATAAGGAGGCCGTTCTATGATAACTTTTACACAAAAAGGGGACTTATCAAAAACTAGCAAATTCTTAAGGGACCTTAAAGGCCTCCACATAAATGATTTAGATAAATATGGTCAACAAGGTGTAATTGCTCTATCTAATAATACACCAGTTGATTCAGGGATAACAGCAGATTCTTGGTCTTATAAGATAATAAACGATAAAGGAAAAACTACTATATCATGGTTTAATTCTAGTAAAGTAGATGGCGTACCTATCGCTATAATACTACAATATGGTCATGCTACAAAAAATGGTGGATGGGTTACTGGAAGAGATTATATTAATCCTGCTATCCGACCAATATTTGATAGGATTGTGGAATCAGCATGGAAGGAGGTTACTAAATTATGAGTACACAAGTTGATGAAAGAGTAGTCTCAATGAAGTTTGACAATAAACAATTTGAGCAAAACACTGCAACTAGTATGAGTACACTTGATCGTTTAAAGAAGGGTTTGAATTTAGAAGGAGCGTCTAAAGGATTAGAAGGGATTAATGCTGCTGCTAAAAATGTATCTTTTGATGGTATATCTAGTGGAGTAGAAGCAATTAGTGTAAAATTCTCAGCACTACAAGTTATGGCAATAACTGTTTTAACGAATATTACAAATTCTGCATTTAATGCTGGAAAGAATCTTGTTAAATCATTAACCATTGATCCTGTTATGGCTGGTTTTGATTCATATGAAACAAAGATAAATGCTATTAAAACAGTTATGTCAGGTACTGGGGAAACGCTAGATCAAGTAACTAAAAGTCTTAATGATTTAAATAATTATTCAGATAAAACAGTGTATTCCTTTCAAGATATGACAGAAAATATTAGTAAATTTACTAATGCTGGATTAAGTTCTGCACAAGCAGCAACTGCTATTAAAGGTATAAGTAATGTTGCAGCTTTAGCTGGTGCTAATGCAGGAGAAGCTTCACGTGCTATGTATAATTTTGGGCAAGCATTATCTCAAGGTTCAGTAAAACTTATGGATTGGAAATCAATTGAAAATGCTAATATGGCAACTGTTGGTTTTAAAACTCAATTACTTGAGGCGGCTTTTGCAGCAGGAACATTAAAGAAAAGTGTTGATGGTCTATATGTTACAGCAAAAGGGTCAGTTATAAGTGCCACAAAAGGTTTTAATGAATCTCTTGAAGAACAATGGATGACTACTAATGTTTTAAATGCTACACTTGCTGATTATGCTAGCGAAACAACAGATATTGGTAAAAAAGCTAATGCTGCTGCTCAAGATGTTAACACTTTTAGTCAAATGCTAGATACTATGAAGGATTCAGTTAAAACTGGATGGACTAAATCTTGGGAAGCAATTATAGGAACTAAAGATCAAGCAAGAACTCTATTCACTGGTATAAACAATGCCTTTGGTTCAATAGTTGGACCTTCTATAGTTGCTCGAAATGCAATGCTTAGTTTCTGGAATCAAAATGGTGGTAGACAAGCAATAATAGATGCCTTAGGTAACTCCTTTAAAGTATTAAGTCAAATATTAGGAGCTATAGGTAAAGCTTTCCATGATGCAATACCACCTGCAACTTTTCAAGAAATAGTAAACTTTTCTAAAGGTATTAGAGATCTAACAAAAGGTTTTATAATGAATGCCGATACAGTATCAAATCTAGAATTAACATTTGAAGGTTTCTTTTCGCTTGTTGGTGTTGGAATAAAACTTGTGGTTTTTGCTTTAAATGTATTTAAAACTATTATACAAGCATTATTCCCTGCAACAGAATCTTTATCAGGTGGCTTCTTAGCTATAACGGCAAGGATTGGCGTATTCTTTGGTCTTATAAATGAAGGACTTAGTAATAGTACATTATTTAAGGATGCTTTAAAAGGAATAAGTACTGCTGTTGGTTTTTTAAGATCCATGTACATGCCATTAATTGATGCACTTGTAAATTTTATAAAAACATCAACTCTTGTAGAAGATGTAATAAATAAGATAGTAGAGGTATTTAGTCCATATATTAACGCTCTAAAAACTTTTATACAAACGTCAACTTTCTTTGAAGATGCTACAGATTCAATTAAAGTAGCACTTACAAATCTTGTTCCTAGCATTACAAATTTAATATCTAATATAAAAGGGATAGATTTTAATGGGGCAACAGGTGCTTCTGATAAATTTCATACATCTTTAATATTTTTAAGTAGTGCTGGAGATAAAGTCAAAGCATCTTTCTCTGGAACAGGAGATGTTATATCAAAGATTAAGGGTATGTTTGAGACTGTAGGAAATGCAATAAAAAGTATTTTTGGTCCAGCATTATCTTCATTAATTGATAAATTCAAAGAATTAAAATTATCTGATATTGGAGGTATTCTTGCTGGTGGAGGAATATTGGTTTTAGCTAAAAGTTTTAAAGATGCTATAGGATCAGTTAAAAAAGTTACTAGTGGATTTTCAGAAATTGTTGAAGGTATAACTGGTTCATTAGATGCCTTTCAAAAAAAACTAAAAGCAGAAGCAATATTAAAGATTGCCATAGCTATAGGTATATTAGCATTATCAGTTGTTGCATTATCAATGATACCAACTGAGGCTTTATATAAGGCTTTAGGAGCATTAACGGTTATATGTGTTGAATTATCTTTAGGTATGATGGTATTACAAAAAGCCTCTAGTTCTTCTCCAGGGTTATCGGTTAAACTTATAGCACTTGGAGTAGCAATTTTATTCATTGCAACTGCCGTTCTTAAACTTAGTAGTATTGACAGTGGCAAAATGGCAGTTGGTGTACAAGGATTAGCTTCAATATTAACAACCCTAGCTATATTCATTAAAGTAACATCTGGAACAGCAGGGGTTCAATCTAGTGTATTAGGACTAATTGGAATTGCAGTAGCAGTATTAATTCTGTGTGATGCGGTAAAGAAATTTGGAGAAATTGATCCAAAAGTAATGGATAAAGGAATACAAGGAGTTGTCTCGGCTCTATTGGTTCTTGGGATATTTATTAAAGTTATTGGTAGTCCAGAACATATGATTGCTGTTGGTATTGGTTTAACTTTAATGTCTGCATCATTAATTCTATTTGCTGGGGCAATTGGTATATATGCTCTTATGCCAATAGGTATTTTAGCTAAAGGTATGATTGCTATTGCCATTGCCTTAGCTATTTTAGGTGTTGCTGCAGTAGCAATGAGTAATCCAGGTGTATTAGCCGGATCAGCTGCAATATTAGTTCTTGTTATAGCATTAGGAATGTTAGTTCCAGTTATAGCAATACTGGGGAATCTGCCTATTAAAGTTATAGGTATAGCATTATTAGCTTTAGCAGGAATATTTGTAGTTCTAGGATTAGCTGGTTTAATATTAGCACCATTAGCTCCTGTAATACTTACTTTAGCAGCAGCTATTGGACTTATTGGTGTAGGAGTATTTCTTCTAGGTGGAGGACTTTTACTATTCTCTGCTGGATTAGCAGCTCTTACGGTTTCAAGTGCAGCATTCGTTGCAGCATTCGTTGCAGGTGTTATAACTCTATTAAAATTAATTCCTACAATTGCAAACCTTGTTGGTGCGGGCATAATAGCCTTAGCCAATGCAATAGTTGCAGCCATGCCTTCAGTTGTTGCAGCCGTAATAGCCATTGAGACTGGTCTTATCGCAGCATTTGATGCCCTTATTATTCCAGTTGTTCAAGCGGCTGTAAAGTTTATATTAACTTTATTAGTAGAAATAGCTAAATATATTGTCCCAATGGTTACAGCTGGACTGCAATTAGTTTTAGGATTTGTAAATGGAATGATTAATAATATGCCACAAATCATAGCAACAGCGGTTAAGTTTATGTTGGTCTTTTTAAATGGTATAAAAAGTCAGATACCAGCTGTGATTAATGCGGCTGTTGGAATTGTTTTAACTTTTGTAGCATCCATTGGATCTAAGATTTATATGATTGTTGATTCTGCACTACAATTTATTCTAGCATTTATAAATGGATTAGCAAATGCCATTAGAAATAATACGCCTGCTATAACTGCTGCTTGTCGTAATTTAATAACGGCTATAATAGGTGCAATTGCTAGTATGTATGGAATGCTATTTGATGTTGGTGGAAATATAATTAAAGGTGTTATTAGTGGTATTAAGAGTATGGCTGGAGCATTAGTTGATGCCGCATTATCAGTAGTATCTATGTTACCAACAGCTGTTAAAAAGTTTTTGGGGATTAAGTCTCCATCTAGAGTATTTGCTGAAATTGGTAGGTATACTGGTCAAGGTTTAGTTAATGGTTTAGTTAGTTTTAAAAGTAAAGTTGCAGATTCTGCTACAGATCTTGGGGCAAGTGCGGTTAATGCTATGTCAAACGCTATTGCTGGTATTTCAGACATAGTTAATGACAATATTGATACAAACCTGATGGATGGTGTTAATGGTTATGCTATAGCAGGTTCAGTCAATTTAGCAAACAATACTGCTAGAGATATTCAGGCAAATAAACAGAGTACAAATACTGATACTCAAACAGTAGTCAGTAATCCTATAACTCCTGATCCGTCTTTTAGTAATGTATTTAATATTAAGAGTAATGATCCTAAGGGGGTCGCAGATGAAGTATCTCGTATAATACAAAAACAAATAGAGAGGAGAAAATCAGCATGGGCATAGTTACATTTAATAATGTATGCTCCTTAGATTATCATATTCAGGTGGAACACCCACCTGAGTATGATACTCCAGAAAGGAACTACTCAGTACAATCTATCCCTGGAAGAAATGGAGATTTAATACAAGATAATGGTTCTTATAAAAATGTAAATCGTTCTTATCAGATTGCAATAGGTTCAATTGAAAAAGAACACCCAGTTATGGCTAATGATGTCTCCAATTGGCTTCATTCAGGTTTTGGTTACTCACGTCTTGAAGACTCATATGAACCTGAGTATTATAGATTAGCAATGTATTCAGAAAGTGGAAACATATCCAATATTCTTAATCACGCTGGACGAACTACAATAAATTTTAATTGTAAGCCACAAAGATTTCTTAAGTCTGGTGATAAAACAATAATTATTAATAAATCTGGAAATTTAATTAACCCCACTAATTTTACAACTCTTCCTATAATTGTGATAAAAGGAACTGGAGTTGGCTCATTACAAATTGGTAAATATCTAGTTAACATATTAACTATTACAGATGGAATGACATTAAATAGTGAGATACAAGATATTTACCATGAAACAACTAACTTAAATTCAGTTATTGTACTT